CAAGTTTGAGCGCTCTGGTGAAAGCGAAAACCTACAGCCGGGTGTCAAAGACAAGAGCCCAGTAGGCCAAGCGCTGCGTCGCAAGGGTTCCTTCCTGACCCGTTTCTACACCAACCCAAGTGGCCCACTGGTGGATGACAAGGGCAAGCCAACCCGGCTGGCGCTGGCAGCCAATGCGTGGGGCGAGCCGGTGCCGCGCACAGCTGGCGCAGCTGCAAGGCTGGCAGCCAAAGGCCGCAACATGTTGGAGAAGTACGAATTGCAAAAGGATTGATGATGGAATACGAAAAAAATAACCCGTCTGGCGGCATGCGTCTGACACCAGAGCAGATCTTGAAACGGCAAACCGCCGCCCAAGCCAAGAAGGATGAGTTCCAGCAGCTCTACCAA